TAAACGATAAACGAGCCTTCTTTATGAAAAGATTAAGACGCCCAGAGATGGGCGTTTTAATTTTATCTACATGGATAAATACCCTAGGTTAAATTCAGTTGTTGTCCTCGAACATGGTCAAGATATCGTGCGTGTTTATAACGCTCTTGTAATGGCTGTCGAAGCCGGAGAGGGCAAGGAAAGAGATCACTACCAGTCTATTATTGAGCGTCTATTTTTAGAATCTCCATGAAAAACATATTCCACATTTTTGGAGGAAAGAGGAGGTCACGTCACATTAAAAGTAAGATGAAGTACTTTTCGGGTAGAGGGTATAAACCGCGTGCGGCTCTGCAATTACAAAAAATGTACCCGTCGGCTCGAATTAAATAAATAATCACCATGAGAATCATTAAAAACGATCATCTTATAGAAATGGCTTGGTCAAAAATAGCAGAGGGATTGGCACGTAGAGATTTTCTTGTCGTACAGAAGAATTTTTACTGGCTACGTAGGTTACTTAAAGAGGCAGAAATTAAATTCTGATGATTACCCAATGGCATTGCGACATAGAAGCTTCTTCGTCTGACTGCTATGTAACGGCCAGCACTACGATCAGCTCAACTTCAAGCCCGATCTATTCACAGGATGCAGGGAACATCAGTTTTGGTCTTGCGGTTCAGATTGTCCTCATGGGATTGATAGCTTGTGGTCTGGTCTTTAATGTTTTCTTTAAGCGTAAATAACATGTTTGATCCAAATTACCAATTTGCTACTCCTCTACTCATGGCATTCAATGCGGTCTTTATTTTTCTCGCTACATGGATTCCTGTATATGCGGCGATTTCTTTTTTTATCGGCCTGATAGTTAGATTTTTTCGCAAAGGTGGTTCACGTAATGTATTGCGAATATGATTACACCCGAAATTTACTTTCTCTATATTTTTGCGATGTTGCTTTCGATAGTGATCTACACTTTTTTGCGACTTATTAAACGATTTCTAAACTGGTGATCTCGGCAATGCCAATAAGCCCGAAGCCAAGTCGATTTATCAAAATAACATCATAAACATGACCTCTACAACCACAGCCATTTTTACCGCACTAGGCATTCCTTGGGCAACCATGTATGCCTCGGTACAAACGGCAGTAGGCCAAGCAGGGCAAGTCCTTTTGGACATCTTTGTGACCTTGTGGCCGCTCTGGCTCGGTATAGGTGTTTTGCTTTTCGTGATCGGCATCCCTTGGGTGCTCTATCGACGCGCCACCCACGCAAGGTAAACACAGAAAAGACCCCCTATTCGGAGGCCTTTCGTAATACACCATAATTTTACCATCTTATGAGAAATTCCTGCAAGTGGCTAGGCATTATAGGAGTAGTGGCTACTCTCGTATTTTTTGCCGACGTGCCACGCGCGAGTGCTGATATTCAGCAATTGGAAAACAGCGTGTTGTATCAGAACGGTCAGACCATAGACCAGGCACTGGGTACAGGTCTTTCTGGGTCAATTGATAGTATCGGTGTATATGCTGAATACTATAGCGGTTCAGGCATCTTTATTGTGGCGATTGCCTGTTACGACGATGCGGCCTACACCCTAATATGTGGAGGAGGTACGGATGGAACTCATTTTCGTTCAGAAAATGTTGACGTAACTACACTCAACGGGTACATAAATATCGAATCGAATGGCGTTTATGTAGACACATTTACACCTACGAAATACTACCGATTAGCAGTACGTTCAGATGGTTTCTATTCAATTGGCGGAGCTTCTTCTGGCTCCCCATATGCCTTTGGTGATGTTTTGCCTGACTCTTTAAGTCCGAATACATCACCATCAATAACTGGAAAGGATCTGTATTTTTGGATAAATGCTGACTATTCAGCGATTCCTGATACCTCAACTCGCTTTATCTTTCTTTCTCCTGTCGCAAGTTCGACTGTGGCAACAAGCACTACAGTCGGAGCGCATGTGTATGTAAATGAATCTGACTGGGAAGATGGGACGTACTTGTCCCTCGCATATACCAATCAGACTGTGGCACATGTAGGTGGCTCGGCTCTCGATGCGTGGTACGCGGCATTTGGCACAGGTTCGACGGGAGGCGATACCGCGATCCACTTACCACTGCTTGCCGGAGATAACGATGTAGCAACTTCGACAGTATTTCCGTTTATCGGCCGAACGATAGGAAATTACAAAATTATTAGACCATCTGCATACGAAGGGTTGTGGTTGATAGGGCGTTTCTTTGGAGGACAGACGATCGTAGCTTCTTCTACTTCTTTCATTGTCGTCCAAAGAACAGGTGTGGATATTGCGGTGGAGGCGGGCGGGACAGCATTGATTGATGCTCTGATTACGGGTACCACTACTGCTCCGATCTTAAACTGTCACGTAACGAGCTTTTCACTCGAACTCTGCCTAATCTCGCTCATTGTACCGCCAGCTTCAGTTTTGAAGGCCGATTTTGAACGATTCCGCGATGCCTTCCTAACTAAATGGCCTCTAGGTTACGTTACGCGAGTAATTTCCGTAATGGCGACCACAACCCCCGTAGCATTACCCACACTCGACTTTACAATGCCGTCCGTGATTGGGGGACAGCATGTAGAACTTGATCCGTGGCCATATCTTTTCAGTGCTTCTTCGACTATCGGATCAGCAAGCTCTACGGAGGGGCAGACATTCCGTGAAATTACGGAGCCATATTGGTACATGTTGTGGGCTGTAATCCTCGTACTCGCAATTACCAAGCATGTAATAGGGATGAGACACCACTAAAATGATATTGCAATTGATTCTAACAATTCTGATCGGAGCAATAGAAATTTTATTTGGATGGCTTCCCGATGCGAGTACCTTACCGAGTGTTTTCGGGTATTCATTGGATACTGCTTTTGTTACAGCGATGGGATACTGGCAGTCATTTTCTAGTGTTGTCTGGCCAGTGGTATTTCCATTTCAGTGCGCCCTGTTCTATATGGGCTTCTTATTAACAATCCAAGTCGTAAAGATTTTCTTAGGCCATAGAACGCCTAGCGCAACAACATAATGCCTACATTCATACCAAACAAAGCGGGAACCGCTGTTAAGGAAATTGACTTACTTGATCTTTTCGAGGCCGAGGAGGGCACAATCAATCAGTATTATGGCCGAGTTGGACAAGGAAAGACGTATGCGGCGACAAAAGATGTGCTTGATGATCTGGCAAATGGGCAAGTGATCTATGCGAACTGGCATCTGAACTTTGAAGGACATGATGACAGATATTCGTTGAAGTACGCTTCGCGAAATTTCTTTTTCTTTAGGAAAAGGTACTACCGATTCCCAAAAGAAAACTTCCACTTCATAGAAATAGACGATCAATTTATGGATAAATTCGAGAAATTGACGGACTGCAAAGTGTATCTCGACGAAGGGCACGTAATCTTTGATTCGTATGAAATGGCCAAAATGTCTTTACGGAAACGTAAAAGCATTTTACATACGCGCCATTTCAACAGAACGATCAATATTATTTCACAACGTCCAACAGCGGTGCATGTTTCCGCTCGCGGAAATGTAAATATATTCTATCGTTGCACAAAGATTTGGACGTGGCCGGTCATGCTCTTTCGGCGACAGGAATTCCAAGATATGACAGGGGAGACTGTTGATGAGACAGCCGATCCCATCTCTACACGCTTCTACATGGGAAGAAAGCGTGTCTTTGAGGCATACAACTCAAAGTATCTTCGTGGAGGAATTCCGAGATCGCAGAAAGTGTATGTCGAGGCTTGGGATTTGAGCTTCACGGAGCGATTTTGGCTTTTGTGCTCTGTGATTCAACGTGTGCTTCCGCTTAAGCGGAAGCACACGCCCGCGCGCGAAAGCGCGTCGCCGAGGGGGTTAAATGGGGCTAACGGCGTTAAAGAATCATCCGGCGTGCCCACTACGGATGATCGGACGGGGGAACTCCCGTTTTAAGTTGTCTCACGCTTCGTGTTGGCTTGTCAGCTGTCTAACGCTGTCGAGGGATAATACACGTCGAGCGGCCTACTCTGCTGTCATCAGCGGAGTAGGGGCGCTCGTGAAAACAAGAGGGATATTATATACGGAACAGCGATTGTCACAATACAATTAAATAACAATGTGCTAGATTTATACACATGAACCCAACTGAAATGAAATACGCATTGCTATGTTTGGCGACTTTAGGACTTTCAAGTTACACTTTTTATCTCTCTAATATTATTCTTGGAATACCACTGACAATCATCGGGATACTCTTTGGCATCAGGAGTACCAGTGCAAACAAACCTAAATGGAAGCAGGGTATTTGGGTAGCCATCGGAGCTGTAGTCTTGGGATATACTGTTGCCGCACTTTTACTCGGATCAATTACTGGTTACTGTATGAACTGTGGATAACCAAAATTAGAAGGGGTATTTTTATGCTATACTATTGTTCGTACTCTTAATAATTGAGTGGCCAATTATATATATGAAAAAAAATATTTATATTGCTATAGGTTCGTATGTTCTTGCTTTGTTAGTTATGCTTATAGGAATTCCTGTAAGTGCATCGCCCGATACAAATAATTTAACGATCGCCATAGTCACTGCTATTTTTTTGGTAATAGGAATTATATTCAGTCTTAAAAGCAACAAAGCAAAAGAATCATCTTGGATCGGAAGTCTCCTCGGTATTATAGGTATTCTTTGGCTGATATTCACTTTCATTGTCCTCTATTTGTCATCGATGCAATAATGCAAAAGTATAAAAATACTTATATTTCCGTTGCATTTTACGTGCTGGCGCTTTTGTTTTATTTTATATTAAACTCACCGGCGACTGCACCTTATTTCATCTGCGCAGTTATAGGTATCTTCTTTGCTCATATGAGTAACAGGAAGAAGGAATCATCTTGGGGAGGAAATCTTTTACTGGTAGTTGGAATCTTACTGGTTTTGTTTCCTTTCTTAATAGTGCCCCTCTCATTCATGCTGTCAGGAACTTTGTACAATATTAGTCATTAGAAAGTGGAGAGTGGTGACTACAAATAAAAAAGGGCCTGCCCTGAAGCAAGCCCTGTGACTAAGAGAACTACCGATTAGTACGGCGAAACCCCACGATAGAATTTCATCGGAGCGTTCGTCGAACTTTGATCGTAGAAACGAACCAAGCCATTAGTGTTGGCGAGGACTGCGATGTCTGTCCAATTGAGAAGGTTAGTCGAGGCTTGGATGTGATAATCAAACCCTGCCTCTCCTGTCAACTGCTGTACCATCGCTCCGTTCGTCGTGCTTCCTGTAAATGACAACGAGAACGGCTGACTTACGCCGATCTGATTAAGTGCGATGTTCGTCACAGTCACGACTGACTGAATGTTTGTGAACGGATCGAGACGGAAGCCCAAGATGTGGCTACTGTTCGCAACAGCATTCGGAAACCTAAACGTATAGTGGTTTGTGTTCACGATTCGCTCATCAACTGTTCCGATGATTTGGTCATCCCATAGCACCGACAATACTCCTTGCGCTCCATTGGTACTCGTAAATTGAGTATTGAAGGAGACAACATTGATTGGATTGGTGCTGGAAACGACAGTTGCAATCCATGCCGGTGACCCACTGAACAGTTTGAGAGATTCGATCCATTTCTGAATCGTTCCCGTGTCACTCTGTATGATTGGCGATTGAGTAAAGTCAATCACAGTATTCACGTACGACGGCGGCGTCACTTGTATATCTGGCGTGCACGTCGGATCAGCAGTGCCGAGAAGTTGAGCTGGATCATTTCCTGGCGTATAACTTGGCACGCCTGAACTCCAACCGCCACCTTCTTTACTTAAAGGAAAACCAAATCCTTGGTAATCCGTAGTTACGTTACCTGTAATCGTGTTTGAGTAGAACTCGTATGGCCAGCTATGTGAGGTGATAGTCCTAACGCAAGGTTCCATTAAACCAGTAGCAGATGACCTAAACTTCGCACCAACGATCTTGTGCGGATCGAGCGGTGTAACGTCCAAGTTGTATGCATGGTCAAGGGGACTTTCAGTGAACGGCCCAGTTAGAACGCTTCCGAATTGTGTCAGTGAATCACGTGAGAAGTACTGATCTGCCCAATCCGCTCCACTACCGTATCTTCCTACCCCTTCAAATTCTTTACCTACATAGGGATCAAGAAACGTGCAATGGACAGTTGTACTCGGTGATAAGGCTTTGATCCTCTCGCTTGCCGCTTGAATCAGACCAGCTCCAGCACTATGTGATATCAGATGAACATGTGTCCATCCTTGCGCAGCAATGCAATCTCCCAACATTTTACCCTCTTGTTTCGCGTTGTTTAACGCATGCGTAGGATAAAATGTCCACGCCTTATCGATCCATTTGTAGGTATTGACTTGCCATGTGGTCAAACTATTTGCCACGAGATAACTATTTATAGCATTCGACATCCCATCAAGCCATGATACATCAGGTTGTGGAAATGTCGGTGTTACGAATAGTTGCCACCCGTGCGTTGCCAATATCAAGTTACTCTTTCCCGATCCTTTGGACACACAATTTGCATACGTAGGTTGAGACGGCTGTGCCTCAATAGCATCTCTCCAGCCCGCAGATAGCGGATCAAGCAGAAATGCATGCGTCTGTCCCGACGGGTTCAATCCGTAGCCGACGATCTGACCCTTGTCATTGATAGCGGTTGCAGACTGAAGTGTCCACGGAGTGCCGTGCTGTATAGTCACATCGTTCAAGTCCTTCATTGAGCCGTTCGAGAAAAGAAAAGCCCGATTGCCAGACGAACCGACCACGTGAGCATTCACATTGATTCCGTAGGCATCTGATGATCCACCACTAAGAACGCCGAGATCTTGCATCGTTCCATTTTGGTAGTCATAGAACATTGCGTGATGCGCACCTCCGCTGGTGGTTGCGTAACCAACAACTTCTGCGTACATATTGATTGCATAGGCCGCGCTTTCATTGCCTCCCAATGTACCGATGTCCTGCATTACACTGTCGGCATAGAGGAAGGCGTGAACATGCCCATTTGTCGTCGAACTACCTGCAATATCGCCGTAGTCGTTGATGCCATAGGCGATACTTAGATGTGAACCAGTATTGCCAGGGAAAGTCCCGATATCCTGCATTGAGCCTCCAGAATAGAGGTATGCATGATAGTAGGCATTTCCACTGATGAGAGACCAGCCAACGATAGAATCGTTATTATTGATCCCAAATGCCTGACTGTCCGATCCACCCAATGTGCCCAGATCGCTCATGGAACCACCTGCGTACAAGAATGCGTGAGCGCTTGAGCTACTGTATGCCGCCGCACCTACGACCTTTCCCGCAGAGTTGACCTCGTGTGCATTGCTGTCAGGGCCTCCAAGAGTACCCAGATTTTGCATTGAGCCGTTCGAATACAGGAAGGCATAAGCGTTAGCTCTGCCAACTACTTTGCCATCGTTATTGATCCCATTAGCGAAACTATCAGTGCCTCCTAGGGCACCGAGATCAATGACATTGTAATCGTATTCAGGAGCAGGATCGTTCGGACTTGGCCCATCCAGTGCCATTATGATTGGTCGTACTGGCCGCGCAGGTTTTACTGGCCCGACGAAAGGCAGGGGATTATCTCCCCATTCTTTCAGCCAGTCCAGATACGCTGGCGGATAGATTTCCAAGGGCATCTTACTTCCCATGATTTTTTCGAGTGTTTCCGTGCCAGTCGGCTGATTTGTTTCTTCGGTTTGAGCCGAGACCTTCACGATCGTTGTTATCGCCATGATGAGAATCATGGTCGCCAGTAGGAGGACATTTCTTTTCATAATACTAATCCCGTTTCTGATTGTTTATTCAGTTGTCAAAGGCAACACACAACAGGTGTGAAGCCGAACTAATTGGTAGTCATGTATACCAACAGAAGGTTGATCTGTCAACCCCCCGCATATAGACACAACCTCCTGCGGGATGCAAAAAGCCCACCGCGGAGTGAAGGCTCGAAGCCTTCCATGCCGGTTTCCCGACATGGCCAGTGACGACAGTCCCCACGATGGGTTCTCTGATCGCCACTGGTCTTTTTGCCATGCCATTTTACTGGTTTAGGCTCCTATTCGATTGTGAGAACAGCATACAATATTATTCACTCATTAGCAATTAAGCATCTTGAAATACGGATATAAATATGCTAGGGTTTCAGTAATTAAAAAATTATGGAAGCTACAGAGCTAAAATCCATCCAAGAAGAGGCAGTCCGCCAAGGAGCTGAAATTAAGGCTGTTCTTGATTCAGTAAAAGGCTACACATCAGAGTTAGACACAATAAAGGAGGAGATAAGTTCAAAACGTCGTGCGGTTGCCCAGATCAGCACCAATGCGGAAACGAGAAAGACTGAAATTGAGGCTTCTCAATCGGTGATTGTTTCTTTGGAGACTAAAGCAAAAGAATTAGTCCAGAAAATTGAAACTGAAAATACAAAACTTGCGGAATATATTAGTACTTTTGAAAATACGCGAACAAAACTAGATGGCGGGGATGATGGCCTTGAAGCTGTATTCACTTGGGCACAACAGCAGAAAGAGGAGATTGGGAAACTCCTTGGACAATCACGCTTAGATCAAGCGGCGGTGACAGAAATGAAGACGACTTCCGCAAAAGATACCGAGGGTATCGCAGGTCACAAAAAAGAAGTCGAGGGTTATCGTAAAGAAATCGAAAAGGTGTACGGATTCATCAACGGACAGGGATTGGCGCATTCATTTAGTGACCGGCAGAAAAAATTACATCTTCCACTAATTCTGTGGAGTATAATGTTGTTCAGCGCGACATTCTTGGTCACCTGGGCTTTGTACGAAGTATTCAAAGAACTACCAATCGATATTGTCTCTGGCAAGAGAATATTTGACCCCTCCTCTCTTTTCTACAGGCTCTCTTTTGTTTCCCCAATTTTGCTTATCTTCTTCGTAGCATTGAGACAATATTCCCGTGAGCGTCGTTTGCTTGAAAGCTATGCGTTCAAAGCCGCCACAGCAAAGGCGTTAGAGAGCTACACGGAGATATTGGCACGCAGGTTTCCTGAAGAAAAATTTAGAAACCGCATTCTTGCATTCGTCCTTCATGCAATGGTGGGGATATATAGACATCCGAATAATGAACTGACGAAGGTCGAGGATGAAAAGGAGTGGGCGGAGAGTTTTGGTGAGATGGTTGATAAGGTCAGCAAACCTGTAGTTGAAAACGCCAAAAATGCTGTTTCCTCCGTTATTCCTGGGCTTAATAAGTAAGCCTTCTGCTCAAAGGAGAAATCCTTGACAATAGGTTAAACTCGTGTAAGGTTAAAAGTATTACAAGTTAATAACCCAGTCGCTCCCAAGAGGAGTACGCCCGCGAGGGCTAGACGCTAACGACTAGAGCTTGTACAGGTATTCCAGCACAGTATTTGGTGCGGTATACTTGTCTATGAAGCCCGTCTGATTAGCGTCAGGCGGGTTTCAATTTATGAGTATGAACCCAAACATTGTTTTGCGGGACTACTTTGAGGAATATCTGACATTCAGAGCGCAAGAGGGAAATGTATCAAAGACGCTAGTGGAGCATAGGAGATTTTTAGAAGGACCATTAGAAACAGCAGTGGGTCACAAGAAGGTAGAAGATTTGCGGATTATTGACAGGGCGGCACTGATTGAAGCGGGCAAGCCTTATGGGATTTATGGATCTCAAAGAGCTGTAGTTACGTTCAGGCAGTTGTGTCGCTTTCTTAATCAGCGCGGTACTAAACTGCCATTTGATTGGCGAGACATCGAGACACCAAAAGTCCCTAGTAAGATGGTCGATTATCTGACGAGCGATGAGATTGAGAAAATACGTAATGCGTTCAATCCCAATAGTATGCCTGGATTACGCACTCGTAGCTTGATCGAGTTTTTGCTCGATACAGGTATGAGGATAGGG